AGCGTGAACTTGCTGACCTCGTGCGTAGAGTTAAAGAAAGCGACAACGATGACTGATATTTTGATTGGACAAACCTTGGACCCGCAAGGGCCGGTTTCTGTTTTGCCAAGTGAGCCAGAACAAAAGGCAAAACAAGTTCCAGAACCTTCTACTTTTCACCTTCTGTGCGTACTACCAGATATTGAAGAAGAGTATGGTGATAGCGGATTGGTCAAAGCCAACCAAACAATTCATTTTGAGGAGGTTCTATCTCCCGTTTTGTTTGTTGTAAAGATGGGACCAGACGCATACAAGGATGAAAAGCGTTTTCCAAGTGGTCCTAGTTGCAAAGTTGGGGATTTTGTATTGGTTCGGCCCAACACTGGTACTCGAATCAAGATCCACGGCAAAGAATTCAGGCTCATTAATGATGATTCTGTTGAAGGTGTCGTAGAAGATCCCCGCGGTATTACCCGTATGTAATGGAGGCAACTATGGCAGATATTGAACGAGTGGAATTTGAGTTTCCTCACGAGAAAGAAGAGAAATCTTCTCGAGAAGGAAGCAAAGTTGTGGCCGCTGAGCAGGAAAAAGACAGCGAGTTGCAAGAAAACAACATTGAAATTGTTGATGACACCCCTCCGGAGGACAGAAATCGCAAGCCGATGACTGAGCCGCCCAAGGAAATGACTGATGACGAGCTAGAAAAGTATGACGAAGGCGTCAAAGCTCGCATTCGGCACTTTACAAAGGGGTATCACGAGGAGCGCCGACGGGCTGAAGAGGCTATTAGGGAGCGTGAAGCTGCCGTAGATGCTGCCCGACGCCTTGTAGAGGAGAATAAGAAGCTCAAAGGTTCAGTAAATCAGGGTCAACAAGCCCTAATTGAGCAGGCTAAGAAGGTAGTTAATAACGATTTGGAAGCTGCAAAGCGGGCTTTTAAGGAAGCCTACGAATCTGGTGACGCCGACGGGTTAATTACTGCTCAAGAGAACCTTACTGCCATCAAAATCAAGGCAGATAAGCTGGCAAACTTCAAACCGGCCCCTACTCCGGTTGAAAAAGAAGTAGATAATGAGGTTTCTGTACCTGTTCAGCCCCAAAGACTTGATGAACAGACAGAAAGATGGAAGAATGCGAACGAATGGTTCGGTAAAGACCGGCGCATGACTAGTTATGCACTGGCTTTGCATCAAGAGATTGTTGAAGATGAGCGTATATCTCCATCTAGCAGCAAGTATTTTGATCGACTTGATGAGGAAATGCGAAAGCGGTTTCCTGAGAGGTTTGACGAACCTAGGCCGGATGCGCCTACTCCGGTCAGAAGTAGTAATGTGGTAGCACCAGCGACTAGAAACACTGCATCCAAGAAAATCGTGTTGTCAAAATCGCAGGTAAACATCGCCAAGCGGCTGGGACTCAAACTTGAGGACTATGCTCGTGAGGTTGCGAAAGCAAAAGTTGGAGAATGAAGATGAGTGAACAAACCCGTACAAAACGTGAGACAGAAAGTCGTGAGGCTGCGGCACGCCCTACGATGTGGAAGCCTAAACAATTGCTACCAGAGGTTTACGAAGAACCGGGTTGGCGGTTTAGGTGGGTCCGTGTTTCAACTCGTGGTGTAGATGATCCCACTAACATCTCTGGCATGTTGCAAGAAGGTTGGGAACCTGTAAAAGCATCGGCTCATCCTGAGGTTCAACTATTCAAACGTGGTACTGAGCGATTCCCAGACTCGATTGAAATTGGTGGACTGTTGCTTTGCAAAACCCCAGTTGAATTTGTCGAACAACGAAATGCGTGGTTTCAGAAACAAGCTGATTCCCAAATGAATTCAGTAGACAACAACTTTATGCGCGAGAGTGATTCGCGGATGCCGCTCTACAAAGAGCGTAAGTCCACGGTTACTTTTGGAAAAGGGTTTTAATTTTTTTTGGAGTCACAAATGGCATATCCCACTGTTGACGCCTCTTACGGTTTCAAAGCCATTAACGAACTAAATGGCCTCCCGTATGCTGGCGCTATCCGCCAGATTCCGATTCAGCGTAACTACAGCACCGCCCTTTTTAATGGCGACTTGGTTAAGTATGAAGCGGGTCTAGTTGAAATCACGGACATGGTTGAAACCACCGCATCTGCACCTTTTGGTCAGATCGGCGTTTTCGTCGGTTGTTCGTACACCAGCCCTTCCACCGGCCAGAAGCTGTTTGCCCAATACTACCCCGGTAGCATTGCAGCAAACGACATCACGGCATTTGTGGTGGATGATGATCGTGCTGTCTTCAAGGCAGTGATGATCGCGCAGACTGGCACCATCTCCAACACCGCTACGACTGTTGGTTCTGCTTCACAAGCCTTTGTTGGCACCAACGTGTTCGCAATCACGGGCACGGCTGGTAGCACCAACACTGGTAATAGCAGGATGGGTGTTTCGGGCGCTTGCCCCACTAACGGCGCTGGCGGCACTCGCGTGTTGACCTCTGCACCGTTCCGTGTGGTTGCTATTGTTCCTGAGACTGGCCTGACGGTAACTGGCTCGGGCACCTGCTCGACCACCACTATCACTCTGGCTGCTGCTGTTACGGGCCTTCAGGCCGGTATGCAATTTATCGTCCCCGGCGTGACTAACGCCAATGCGGGTGACTATAACTTGGTTACCAACGTGAACAGCACCTCTGTGACTATTAGTCGCTCTGTGACCATCGCTGCGGCAACTACCATGACCTTCGTGGGTTTCCCCGAAGTGCTGGTTAAGTTCAACCAAGGCTATCACAGCTATGACAACCCACTGGCTACTGGCCTGTAAGGAGTAATTCAAAATGGCAATTTCTCGTGCCCAACTACTGAAAGAACTCCTGCCGGGTCTGAACGCCCTGTTTGGTCTGGAGTACAAGCGCTATGGCGAAGAGCATAAGGAAATCTACGAAACCGAGACTTCCGAGCGTTCTTTTGAAGAGGAAACCAAGCTCTCTGGCTTCTCTGCCGCTCCGGTGAAGAACGAGGGTTCTGCGATTGCTTATGACAACGCGCAGGAAGCTTGGACCGCTCGCTATAACCACGAAACCATTGCAATGGGTTTCTCGATCACCGAAGAGGCGATTGAGGACAACCTGTACGACTCGCTCTCGAGCCGTTACACCAAAGCATTGGCCCGTGCTATGGCTTACACCAAGCAGGTCAAGGCTGCTTCTGTTCTGAACAATGGCTTCAATAGCGGCGTCACTTATGGTGACGGTGTTAGCCTGTTTAGCACAGCGCATCCGCTGATCTCTGGTGGCACTAACAGCAACCGCCCTGCAGTCGCAGTTGATTTGAATGAAACAGCGTTGGAAAACGCAGTTATTCAAATTGCTGGTTGGACCGATGAGCGCGGTTTGCTAATTGCTGCTAAGCCTCGCAAGCTGGTTGTTCCCCCGGCGCTGCAATTCGTTGCAACTCGTTTGCTGGAAACCGAACTTCGTGTTGCCACAGCCGATAACGATATCAACGCGATCAAGAACAATGGCTCGATCCCAGAGGGTTACTGCGTTAACCACTGGCTGACCGACACCAATGCTTGGTTCCTGACTACCGATGTGCCCAATGGTCTGAAGCATTTCGTTCGTACCCCGCTGCAAAACAGCATGGACGGCGATTTTGACACCGGCAACGTCCGCTATAAGGCTCGTGAGCGTTATAGCTTTGGCGTGTCGGATCCGCTGGGTATCTACGGATCTCCGGGCGCGTCCTGATAAACATACTTTAAGTGTGTTGGGAAAGGGGGCTTGTGCCCCCTTTTCTTTTGGTGTATAAATACAAAAGTCCAAGGTTTCCAACTGCTTGCTGACCGACTTGGCGGACTGACCTCACAGACAGCAAGCGCAATTTGAGGATAGAAGCATGGCTTCAACGACCTTCTCCGGCCCGGTTACTTCGACCAATGGTTTTATTGGACCTATTGTTGGTAACGTAACCGGCAACGTAACCGGAAACGTGATTGGCGATGTGACTGGCACTGTCACTGGCAATCTTGATGCAACAACTGGTTATGTTCAGCTTACAACTGCAACCACTGCTGAAATTGCATCTGCAACTTCTACGGTAAATACTGTTGGCAAAGCTGCTGGGACCATTGTTTTCAATACCAGCCTTAGTACTTTGAAGATTGCAACTGGCGCAACTGCTACTAGCACTTGGGTCAACGCTGACGGCACGACTGCTGTTACTCCTTCTTAATAGGAGAGCATCACCATGATGCAAACCAAGAGGCTTTGGCCCCTGTTTTAAAGGAGATTGATTATGGGCAAGCAAACAAACTACAGCCCAACCTTCCCGATGTTTCCGGGTAGTGCGGGCACAATCACACCCAGTGATTCCGCCAACTTGCCAACACCTTCTGTGGTGTATGTGGGCACAGGTGGTAATGTTGCAGTGACAACCCCACAAGGGGACCAAGTTACATTTGTAAACCTACCCGCTGGAGGAGTTATTCCAGTTCAGGTTTTACAAGTGCTGGCCACAGGCACTACGGCAACCAACCTCGTCAGGATTTATTGATATGTCGCTGGGTTTTGGGTTTTCTTTGCCAGCGTATTTGGGTTCAGGCGGCGCTTTTGCAGGCGCTACGCTTAACCTCGACTTTACGTCTGGCAATCAAACCCTCGACCCCCGCATCACCTTCACACGCTCTACCACGGCCACGTTCACCGGCTCTAACGGCCTGATCCAAACGGCTGCCATCGACGCACCCCGGTTTGACTACAACCCCACAACGCTTGCAAGCCTTGGGCTGCTAATTGAAGAGCAGCGGGTAAATTTGTGGACGTATTCTGAGCAGTTTGACAATGCGGCTTGGACTAAAACCAACTCCAGTATTACGGCAAATACTGTTATTGCGCCGGATGGGGCATTGACTGGCGACAAAATAACTTCAAACATTAGCCAACTTGGTTTTGTTGTTCAGTCTTTAAGCCAAACCACTGGAACAGCATACACCGTTAGTGTTTACGCTAAAGCAGGTGAGTACAATTTTTGTCAATTACGAATTACAGGTACGGTTGTTGCATCAATTACAAGAGCATATTTCAATCTAGCAAACGGAACAACTACCGGCGTTGCAAATTGCACTGCTTCCATAACACCTGCCGGTAACGGCTGGTACAGATGTTCAATTACATACACAACTGTTGCCACGGCAACGGCATCACCGCGAATTTACGGGCAGGTTAATGCTTCTGACACAGTAGGCGACGGCACATCGGGCATCTACATCTGGGGCGCTCAACTAGAAGCCGGAGCCTTCGCCACCAGCTACATTCCCACAGTGGCGTCACAAGTGACCCGTGCGGCTGATTTTGCAAGCATAACGGGGACGAACTTCAGTAGTTGGTACAACGCGAGTGAGGGGACTTTCTACGCTGACTTTACGCCCTTATCATCCGACTATTTGGCTAACAAAAACCTGTTTCTGGCTTCTGATAACACTGCGTCCAATTTTAACGGGTTGCGTTATGTGACTTC